GTTACTTTCGCCGTCACTTTCTGCGTTACTTTCCCGCTTCATTTTTTGCCGATAACGTAAAGCCCGTTCATTCCGTGATTTACGCTCTCTTTCTTCGCGTTTCATACGCCGATTAATGACCGTTACTTTTCCGTTACGCTCCGTTACGGTCGCGGTATTTGTATCCTTCAATTCTTCTAATGCTTGGACGAAATTAACGGCAGTGCAACGACAGAGACGAGCTAACTGTTCGGTCGTCCCAGTGATTTGACCACTGCGATCCATTTCGTGCATAGCACAGAGAAGGTCTATCCAGATACCGCGGGTTGACGGTGAACACATAGATAGTTCGGGGTCTTTCAGCCAATCTCCGGTATAAAATTGGAACGCTGGCAATTTAGCCATCCTCTTACTCTCCTATCCGTTTCTGACCTATTCGACTGTGCCAATCAAAGATCACGTCCCCCTCCGGCACAGTGTATCCCCGTTCAAGCTGATAAAGCCGCTTGAGTTCGTCTCTCTGCCTCGAATTTGGCCGGGGGTATAGTTCGGTCCACCGTTCCCGGATCTCGCTTAAACAGGCCCTTGCTCGCTCCTGTGCGGCATCATCGAGAAAGCCATGAGGCCGGGACTGCCTGCCGTTGCCCATTTGTGGGGTAAACGGGTTTATGAATTGTGCGCCGGGGTAGGTCACTTTATATCCTCCCCCTTCCCCTTCGTTCCACACCTGGGGCAGTAGGTTTCTTTTCCTTTTTCCTCTGGGGCAGTAGCGTGGGTAGAGTGTCTTTTTCAAAATAGTACCTTTTGTCCTCTCTTTAATTCGGCTACGGTGATTCCTTTTTGCTCGGCTTGGATACGGTCTTTGGCAATACGGCAGAAATTTTCGGCCAATTCACTTCCGATAAATTTCCTGTTCATTTTCTTGGCCACATTAAAGGTGGTTCCGGTCCCTGAAAACGGGTCACAAACAGTCGCCCCTTCTTCTGTAAATGACTGAATAAAGTATTCGGGTATTCTTTCGGGGAATGTTGCAGGATGCCCACCATACAACCGCTCAACCTTGCCGAAGGTGACGGGTATCCAGTGTGGGGTTTGTCCCTGTAAAAGCATTGGCGGCTTGTGTATGCCGTTCCACTTCCAGTTTTCGGGCCAGAAGTAAATAGCAATCTCGACTGGATTCGTGTAAAGAAACCGCGGGGCATACATGGCTTTATATGGCTGACATTTTTCAAGAACGGGGCGCAGTTTGGTAAAAAATTCAAGGTTGTTATGGCTTCCGATGATATAAACCGTATGAGTAGAAATTCTCCGAAGTTGGGTTATAATCTTTTCGTTCCAGTCAATGAAATCGGGCCAGTCCATAACATCCTGATAATCCCCGTAATCCTTGCCGATATTATAAGGTGGACTTGTAACCGTCAAATCCACACACCCTTCCGGCAGTTGCGGCAGAATATCCATACAGTCTGCACAATAAAGCAATCCATCCTCGCACTCAAAAAACGGTGTCTGTTTTATGGATTGTTTGATTGAATCCAAGGTCATCTTAGGGCCTCTAACGCCTTGTCGATTTTGCTTTGCAGGTCCGCACTGACCACCTCCGTATTAATTTTCGGTTGCGACCTGATCTCATCGCTTTTGCTCGCCCAATAATCAAAGCCCGTATCCTTGTCATTGATACTCACACTCTTTATGTTCCCCTCGAAAACCTTGATATAGGCGACAAGTTCGCGGATATTGTTAATAGGAATGTCGCCCTCAACGTCCTCATCGGGGTCGTCGTAAGGATGGCCGATCCAGTCCCGAACCTCATCCACAAGGGGGTCGTCCAGCGAAACATCCTTGAAATCCCTGCCTTTTGCCTGAAATACCTTTGCGATAATGTCAATTCCGGTTGTGGTTTCACCGGTAACGCGCAATGCTACTTCCATTGTTAATCCTTTCTGGTTTGAGTTATCTTCTCACCGCCCTATACTCCGCCACATAAGCCGTACCCCAGCGGGAAGGGACTTCTTTGCGTTCAGTTTTAATCCTGTACCTGCGCCGGAAGGCGGCGTATTTCTCAGAATGGCGGAGTTCCCATATCCGCGCGCCCAACCTCTTGATTCCCCATGAGTCTGCAACTCTTTGTGTGATCCTGTCTTTTTCCTGTAGTTTTCTTTTGATGAATTCCGTTTGTGTCATTTTTGAATCCTTTCAAGAAAAATACGCGCGGGACATAAGGAGAGGAAAAGCCCCGCGCGCACAAGGAGGAGGAAACGAATGATTGCTGACTACCCCTTTAGAGGTAGCCGGGCATCCCTGCCTGAACATCATGTTCATTTGTCGCTTCATGCGTAATCCGTTAATTGGTGGTTATTTGTTTCGCCAGTTTGGATCGGGGTCGGGAACGTAGATCCCCCGGCTCGCCAATAGCGTTGTGCAATTCGTGTAAAACTCCGCTGCCTGTTTAGTGTCACTCTGGCTTAGCGTAATCCGCTTTCCATCGTCATTAAAGATCGGGCATAGGTCGTAAAGCAAATCTTTAATGAGGTCTTTCGAGGGTGCTACTCCGGTAGGTAAATCATCCCTGACCATTTCCCGCAGAAAAGCGGAAGTATCCCATCCATTGTCGTCACAGAAGGCAATGACCCGTTCAATCATGAGGCCGAAGATCGCGCCTAACTGTGCTTCGGATTTAGACTTACGGGCCTTACTGACCCGCAAGGTGTAATAACCCGTCGGGGCCTCAACGAAAAACTGCATGAGTCGCTCCCTTGCACCCCGCGGGAATCTCATCTTCTGGCCGTCGATCTTCTGCATCCCTGCTATCTCTATCTTGCTTTCCATTTTTAGCGTCCCTGCCGTAAGTGGTTATGCTGATACTTGCTTCCAGTGTGCCTGGCCGTGGCATTTTGAGCATAACCACTGCACATTCAAAGGCTCGTCGTAGTTGGGGTGGTGGGCCTGCGGCTGGCATTGTTTGCCACATTTATGGAATCCCTTCCTGTTTAGGTTACATTAAAACGGAATTTGAGTATCATCCATTGGCGGGGCGTCGTTCAGGTTGTACTTGTCCTCAAACGATTGCTCCGGTTCAGGCTCTTTTGCTTTCCGTTCCCCGACAAACTCAAATTTCTCCACAAATACCCGGAGTTTGCTTTTCTTCGAGCCGTCCTGCGCGTTCCACTGGTCAAACTTCAGACGCCCCTCGACGAATATCGGGTCGCCTTTCTTGAAATACTTGTTGACCACTTCCGCCCGCTTGCCGAACATCTGGAGGTCAACAAAACACACCTCCTTCCCTTCTGATCCATCCTGTTTCTTGAATCGCCGGTTGATCGCCAGCCCGAACTCCACCACCGCCGTCTGACTCGGCAGATACGACAACTGCGGGTCCCGTGTCAGATTGCCGATTAGAATTACTTTGTTATAGTTTGCCATTACGCCGTCTCTCCTCTCCCGTTTCAGGATCATTGTCTGCTTCTTCTGCCGAAACATCGTCAACAGTTTTAGAATCATTGTCTGCTTCTTCTGCCGAAACATCGTCAACAGTTTTAGATTCAACGCTCTTTTTGAGCCGTTCCTTGAGGCCCTGAACGCCAGCCTGCATACCGCCAGCCATATCAGCGGCATGGTTGTAATCGAACTGCTGGTCATCGGTCTCGATGGCTTTAACGAGGTCTGGGGACATTGGCAGGTATTTAACTATTCTGCGGACAACAGTTTTGCGGGCCATCTCTGCAAAGTCAGTAACCCACGGGCCGTTCTCTTTGGCCTTGCTGCGGTCTCTGATACGCTCGACCTCATCGAGGGTCATAATCTCAAGCTGTCGGCTTCCGTCTTTGAGTTCGGCAACAGCGTAAACACAAACAATCTTGCCTCTGTCACCGCCCAAATAAGGCTTATGAATAAGTTTCTGGTCGAGGCCGTACTCGACATCGAATTTATCCTTTTCGTAAACCACACGGCTTTCTATGCGTGAGATATTGCCGCTTCTGCGGGCAAGGTCGATAAGGCCCTGATAGCCCGCTATAAATTGGCATTCAAAAGCTTTGATTTTGCCGTTGTAGTAAGGAACTAAATAACCTTGTCCCAAAGTCCCAACGCAGTCCAAACCAAGCTCTGCGGACTTCATAACCGATTGCAGAAAGCTCTGCGGGGTGCATTCAAAAAGTTTCGGCTGCCTGCTTGCCGCTACAAGTGCCAGCTTGACAATGCGTTCCTTTGTGATATGTTTCGGTGCTACATCTGCGAGGGACTTTTGGAATTGGTCAGAGTTCAGAAGTCTCTCTAAACTCTGCTTTGCTTTTGTGAGTTGATTAGCATTCATTTTTCAGATTCCTTTCTTATTTAGCTTTCTTAAACCGAGCGACTCGGTATTTGGTGATGTTTGCGAACTGAGCAGCTATTTCAGGCAGTTGGTCTTTGAGGGCCTTTGCGTCAATTCCGCTGCGGCTCTGCTCAAAATATGTAACCTGCCCGAATGAACAGTTACCGCACTCAGCCTGTCCCAAAGCGGTCAAAACTTCTGCCTGTGCAGCATCGCACATCTTTTCAGCATCACGCTTGGCCTGCTGTGCATCGAGCCACTTTTGAACAAGCTCATCGGGGACATCAACAACACTGTTCGGCTCCCGGATAATTCGCTTAATCATCAGTGCTGACGGGGTAACATTTGCCGGTGGAACATCGGCTTGAACGTGCTTATCCCAGAACTCGATAGCCTTCTCGCAGATGATATTTCGCAGCTCTTTGTCTTCCGGGACGTGGAAAAGCTGAAAGCCTCGACCGCCCAGAACCGCTGCGATATGACAAATATCTTTGTCAACGCACAGCATATGTACGTGTGCCTGTGTGATGATATGGTCGGGCACTTGGTCAGTGCCCTCGTCCCCCCAATTGCCAAACAGCGGGCCGGTAATGCCGCTGGTCTTTGCGTCTATAGGCTCGTTGCTGGCAATAACAAGGCCGTCAATATTAGCTCCCAGCGGCAAGCCTCCCTTGTCTTTTGCCGAGCGGTATTGATTACGCAGGATTTTACCGAGCCTGCGTTCGGCCAGATTCAAAATGCCGGTTTCAAGGGCGTTTCCTATTTCGGCGGCTTCGCTGCTGATGTCGGACGAATCGACCTTGCCGGTCTTTTCGAGCCAAACGTCATAGGCATTCCGAAATGGGTCTATCCCTAAGATAGCGGCCATATCGGAGCTTCCAATATGCTTACGCCGTAATTCTTTTTGTTGGTCTGTGATAGGCATTGTGCTACCTCCCTGCCTCGTTCACTTAGCAATAGTAAGGGCTGCACGTATTGGCCGACCCGCATTCCGAGCAGGGCCGGGGCGTGATCGCAGTTGGCATAATGCTCTCACAGTCCGTGCAGATTGTTTGCAGTTTGTTATGTTGCATAAAACGCTCCATCAGTCGGCTGTGACGATAGAACGCCTCGCTGCGCTTCTCGCGTGGCCAATCGTTGAAACGGCTCATAGCGCTATTCATTGTCGCCCCTCCGTTTCCTGTATTCAGCCTCTCCAATAACTCTCATGCACTCAATAGCTTCAGCATGTGTAAAACCAGCTCGTACAAGCCGAAAATAGAAATCCCGATCGAACGATAAAGCGTCAAATAGCAGTCTTTCTAAAGGGTCCATGCATTACCTCCTTAAAATAAACTCGTCTTGAAAGAGCAAGCCACAACATGTATCAAGCCTCCCAATCTTGACACCGGCATCAGGATAATCACGAGGGACAAAAACAAACGTCAGTGCGTATCCAACAGTCTTGATGAATCTCCATATTCCTCTGATTGCTTTCATTATTTTTTACTCCGTTCTGCTGCAGAAAGCTTTTTGATTCTTTGTTGACCAGCCTTTACGATTAAGCGTCTGGCGGTATCGTGTGGCTTCCGTTGTTCAAGCTCTGATAATTTGATTACAACTTCGAGAACATCAGGATAAGTATTTTCATTGAAAGTAAGTTGCTTAATAGAATCAGCCATAACTTTGCCCTTATGAATAATTATTGACTTTCATAAAACATCATAATTCATATCGGCACTATGTCAAGATTAAATTATGAAAAATTACGATATTTTATGTTATAAGGTTTGC